TGGGGGAATTTCACCCCCTATAATTATTTAAGAACTTTAACTAATGTTCTATAATGAAGTCTTTGGATGTTATATCCACCTGCTATGATAGTTTCTATTCTAATAGCCTTTTGACCATTGTTTGTTTCAACTACATAGTAACCATTAAATCCATCAGAACTGACTTCAACATTTGAATCTAAAACTTTAGTGATACCAGCTTCTTCTAACTTTTTAGCAATCTTAGAATTTCTTGCTTTGATAACTGCTTGAGCATCTTTAACTGCAAGGTCTTTAGCCATCTGAACATTAATACCATAAAGTTTTTGGTGCATACCTTTACCACCTGCAATATTATGAAGTTCATCATAGTTAGTATAACCACCCACCCTAGTTGGTGATTTCCACCAATTCATAATTGCTTCTTTTTTTTCTAAGTAATAAGCAACTTGCTTTTCTGTATATAAAGCATCAAACTTTGTGAAAACTTCTTCTAGGGATTTGATTATTTCGTTATATGTCTGCATTTTAGTCTCCAAATTTTGTTAATCGTTGTTCTCTTAATAAGAGATTACTATTTGTAGATACATAAGTCAACCCCTAAATAGAGTTTTTATTAATTTAATTGTGTTTTATTTTAAAATCGTTATTATGTATACATAAACAAAGGGTTTACATTATGAATAGAACTCAATTTTCATCGTTAATATCTAAGGGAGATAAAAAAATGTATGGTAAAAAAACAATGGTTAAACCAAAAGTTAAAAAGATTAAACCAAAGAAAACAATGGTTAAAAAGTCTTATGGAAAAAAATAAAGACGTACAAGTTTTTGTTACTGGCGTTTCAATGACAGGAGAGAGTGAACTAAATGAACACAATAGAACTCCTAAAGAAAATAAAGAGCAATCTGAGGGAGAAGAAATCTGCAATAGCAGAGAAGATGATTGAAGGTAGGGAAACTGATTTTCAATCATATCAAAAAGACGTTGGGATTGCTCAAGGATTGGAAGATGCTTGTGTAATCATTGACGAAACATTAAACAAACTAGACGAAGGAGATGAATGAACCATGACTCATCAACATGAATTAGAAGAAGATATAGCGAAAATCTACACCGATGAAGAGACTAAATCAACAATCGGACAACATCAATTACCAATTCCTATGGGTTGGAAAATATTGATCCAACCAAACCAAATCAAGCAACAAACCAAAGGTGGCATATTGCTACCTGCAAAAGCACAAGAAAATGAAGCATATTTAACTGCTCATGGAATGGTTGCTGGAGTAGGTGAGCTTGCATATAGAGATAGAAATACTGGTGACAGATGGAAACAAACTAATGTTCCCAAAGCTGGTGACAGAGTTACCTATGGCAAATATGCAGGGCAAAAATTAGTGATCAATGGTGTAAGATTTCTTTTACTAAACGATGACGAGATAACATCTATCTTGCCAAAGGGCGTAGAAGTAACTGCATATCTTTAACTGCGAATAACATGGAGAACGCAACCATGAATGAAAATTCTAATCCAATAGAAGAAATCGAAAAAGAAATTGAAAGCACTAAGCAAAAAGCTAGTGAAGACGATTTTGAAATCGAAATAGCTGAAGAGCCAAAACAAGAAGAAACTCAAGAGGAAGAAGAAAAGCCTAAAGAAGACCATAGTAGGGCAGTTCAAAAAAGAATAAATAAAATAACAGAGCAAAGAATAAAAGCAGAACTTGAATCTAAACAGTATCAAGAACAAACTGCACAATTACAAGCTCGACTTGAGAGACTTGAAAATAATAATGTTAAGCAACAAAATAACCAAGCACAAAATGCATTTCAACAACGATACAGTTTAACAAAGCAAGCGTTAACAAAAGCAGTTGAAGAAGGTGACACAGAAGCTCAAGTAAATTTCTCAGAACAGTTAGCTGATCTAAGAGCAACTATAAGAGTAAATGAGATGCAACATCAAATGAAGGCACAACGAGACATTTCGCCTTCAGTTGGAAAAGCAAAACAAACCTCAGTTAATTCTGCTCCACCTAAAGCTATGGATTGGTGGAAGAAAAACGATTGGTTTAATAAGAAGGGATACGAAAGAGAAACGGCTGCAGCAAGAGCTATAGACGTACAACTTGACTTAGAAGGCAACGATAAAAATGGCGATGTTTATTATAGCGAGTTAAATAATCGTTTACAAAAAATGTTTCCCGAGTTAATATCAAGTAACGACCAAAGTACAAGAGTAAAAAGCAGAAAGACAGTAGCACCAACTGCGGGTGGCTCTACATACAGAGGTAATAGGGTTCGTATGACTCAAGATCAATTGCGAATGGCTAGGGAACTTGGAATAAATGATGAGGCAGGTCTTAAAAAATATGCATCAGAAATACAAAAAAGCCAAAGGAGTTAGTTATGAGTGAAAGAAATGTAAGAGCAAGCGAGTCAAGGGAGAATATTAGGGATGAGGAGTCAAGACCTCAAACTGCGTGGACTCCACCAGCATTATTGGATGCACCAGAGCCTAGAGCTGGGTTTGTCCAACGATGGGTAGCTACGTCAATACAGGGCAAGGACACACCAGATAACGTATATAAACGTATGCGTGAAGGGTGGGAAGCTAGACCTGCTACTACTGTGAAAAATCAGTTGTTTCCGACTATTAATCACGGACAATGGGAAGGTTGCATTGGAATTGAAGGAATGTTGCTTTGTGAAATGCCAAAAGAAAAGCATAAACAAATGAAATCTTATTATAACAATAAGAGCTCAGAGCAAAACGAATCTCTTTCTGGTGATCTGAACGCATTAGAGAATAGAACTGGACAAAAAATCTATCAAGAAAGAAAAAGTTCAGTTAGTGGTGGTAGGCAAGTGTCTGCCATGAACGATTAATTTTACTTAGGAGAATAAAAAAATGGCAAACGTTGATGCTGCTTTTGGGTTAACACCTATTCGTCATCTAAGTGGTAATGGTTACTCTCGTGCAAACGTCTATACAATTACTTCTGGATTAGCTGAAAACATCTTTACAGGTGACGTAGTTATCATAACATCAGGTGGGGTTATAACTCCTCACACTGCTGGAGAAGTAAATAACATAGGTGTTTTCGCTGGTGTATCTTATACTGCTACAGATGGCTCTTTCGTCTACGCACAATACTTTCCATCAGGCACGACTGCTACAAATATAAAAGCATATGTGTATGATGATCCTTATACTGTATTTAAAGCACAGTCTGCTGGTACTACTGCACAAACAAACATAGGAAACTGTGCTGATCTTGTTGCTGGTGCTGGTTCTACTACTACAGGACAATCGGGCTTTGAGTTATCAGGTACTATGGCTGCTGGAACTGCGACTGCAAAGATTATATCTTTGTATGAATCACCAGATAATGCCTTGGGTGCAAATGCAATAATGGAAGTACTTATCAATGAGCATCTGCTCAAAGATAGTGCTGGAATATAGGGAGATTTAGACAATGGCAATGAATAGAGCACAATTTGCAAAAATGCTTGAGCCAGGTTTGAATACCTTGTTCGGCTTAGAATATGATAGTTATCCACCAGAGTATGCAAAGGTCTTTGAAAGCAATACTTCTCAAAAAGCATTTGAGGAAGATGTATTGTTAACAGGATTTGGAGCAGCACCTACAAAAGACGAAGGTTCTGGTGTATCTTATGACTCATCATCCCAACAATGGACTGCTAGATACTCACATGACACAATTGCTTTGGCGTTTTCTGTTACAGAAGAAGCTGAAGAAGATGGTCTGTATGGTTCTATCGCTTCACGTTATACAAAAGCACTTGCTAGATCAATGGCAACAACCAAAGAGATTAAAGGTGCAAATGTACTAAATAACGCAACTAGTACGGCAGGTGGAGATGGTGTATCACTATTAAATACAGCACACCCAACTCAAAATGGCAATCAAAGTAACACTTTGGCAACTGCTGCAGATTTATCAGAAACTTCATTAGAAAGTATCTTGATTAATATTGCAGACATGAAAGATGATCGTGGTCTTAGGATCGCAGCACAAGGAACAATGTTAATTATTCCTACTGCTTATACTTTCGTTGCAGAAAGATTACTAGAAAGTCAATTAAGAACTGGTACATCTGATAATGATCTTAACGCAATTAAATCTGGTGGTTATTTACCACAAGGTTATCATGTGATGAGACGATTAACAGATAGTGATCAATTCTTTATCAAGACTGATGTTCCTGATGGTCTTAAAATGTTCCAAAGAAGTGCTATGAAAAAAGGCATGGAAGGTGACTTTGAGACAGGAAATGTACGTTATAAAGTAAGAGAAAGATATTCTTTTGGTTTTACTGACTGGCGTGGTATTTTTGGCACAGAGGGTGCAGCCTAACAACTAACAGAGAAGAGGGTTGTTTGATTCCCACCCTCTTCTTTTTAACCTTGATTGCAATTATGCAAACTAACCCAAGACAAGGAGAATGACATGGGTACTTCAACTTTTAGTGGTCCGTTAAGATCACAAGATAGTCTTAAACTAATTAGTAAAGATACAACTAGTGGACTAATACAAGACAGAACATTACATGGTAATGCAGCAAAAGACACTCGCAGATACTATCTAGACGAATATTTTAACAACCTACCAAAAATCAATGGCTTTCTTATAGGTGCAGAAACTAAAGACTTTGCTTCTATTGGTGATGGTAATGAACTAATTGAAGATATAGCAGTAGTTGGTGCAGCACTTGGTGACTTTGCAACTGCTTCTTTAAGTGTTGATACAGTTGACCTTACTCTTACAGCGACTGTAACTGCAGCAAATGTTGTGACAGTTAGTTTAGGAAACTTTACTGGTGGTGCTATTGATCTAGGTTCAGCTACTTTAACAGCAAAAGTTATTCCATTAGGTATCGTAGCTAACAATGGTGCTAATGCAAACTTTGAAGTTCTTGGTACAAACATGACTAGTGCATTATCAACAAGAAACGCTACTGCAGCAGGTATAACTCTTACAACTGCAACTGCTGACGAAGACCAAGCTATACTTGCACCACATTTAGATGGTGCTACTGCATGGCATGGTACAAATTGGGGAACAGAAAACCAAACAGTTTGGGAATGTTCCATAAACACAAATGCTATTGACAATCAAAAGTTATGGGCAGGTCTTAAATTAACAAATGACCAACTTGTAGCTACTGATGCTGATCAAGCATACTTTAAGTTTCAAACAGATGCGACAAACTCTGAAGCATTTACAGATTTTACAGTATGGCATTTTATACATAGTATAGGTGGAACTGATTTTATTAGTGCGTTACCAATAACAGTCGCAGCAAATACTATATATCATCTTAAAATTGAAATAGATTCTGCTAGAAAGTTATCTATTTTTGTTGATGGTATACAGTATAATATAACAAGTACATCAGGATCTACTGGTGGAACTGCTGTAACAAGTGGTACAACCAAGTCTGGTGCTATGACTGACGATGTTGATTTAATACCTTATATTGGTATTGAAGCAGGTGCAGCGGCAGCAGAAGCAGTGGATGTTCATTATCAATGCATAAGTAGAACATTATTTGAATAAAATTTAATGGGGGATTAATTTCCCCCACTTTTACAAGGAGAATTAAATGGGCGTTCAAAGTGATGTACAAGTAGAATTTATTGCTGATGAAAATGCAGCAGATGCAGATAGACTAGTAACTGCAGCTAGACCAGACACTTCAGCAACAATGGCTAACACGACTTTCTTAGGTGGTGGTGCAAGAAATGTAACTGTTACAACTACTGGTACTGGTGATAATGCTAAGACTTGCACAATAACTGGTACAGATGTTTTTGGTAATGCTATTACAGAAGTTATAACTTCAACAGGTTCAGCAGAAGCAGTAGCAGGTGAAAAACTATTTTTAACAGTTAGTGCTGTAGAATGTTCTGCAAAATATGCAGCAAACATTACAGTAGGCTCTGGTTCATTATGTGCAAGTGCAGTCGCAGGTGGTGGTCGTACTAGGATGAAAGGATACTCAATTGTGTCTGCTGGAACAGCAGGTCTAGTTGACTTTTACAATGGCACTCCAGAAGATGGAACTATTATTTTTAAGGCACAGACAATAGGAACTGATAATACAACTATAGATAATACAATACCAGACGAAGGTATTTTGTTTGGTAGTGGCTTGGCTATTGCATACACAGTTGCTACAGTTGTATTAGCTAACATATTTTTTGCATAAGGTGAATTAATGGCAACATCTGAAACAGTAGCATTTAGACCTAATGTTGAGGAAATAATAACTGAATCTTACGAAAGATGTGGTATTGATGCACAAACAAGAACTGGTGATCAAGCTAAGTCTGCTAGAAGAAGTTTAAACTTATTATTTTCTGAATTTTCCAATCGTGGTATTAATTATTGGACAGTTGCTCAAAACATAATAACTTTAGTTAGTGGCACAGATAATTACACTTTGCCTGTAGGTACTATTGATATTTTAGATGCAGTAATAAGAGATAGTTCATCAGGCACAGACCAAATAATAAATAGAATTACATTACAAGAATATAATCAAATACCTAGCAAGACAAATGCAGGTAAGCCAAGTCAATTTATGCTTGATAGGCAATATACTCCTGTTGTCTATTTATGGTCAGTACCTAATGTATCCACATTATCTTTAGTGTATTGGGGTATGAACCAACAAGAAGATGTTACTGCATCAAATCAAGATACAGATGTACCTTATAGATGGAGTGATACTATTTGTGCAGGATTAGCATCAAAACTATCAATGAAATATGCACCAGAGAAATTTCAATTATTAAATGAAATGTATGAAAGAGCTTATAGTTTTGCAGCATCATCAGATAATGATGGTGTAAGTCTTAGAGTACAACCAACAGCATTGAACTTAACATAATGGCAAGATACGCAAGTGGTAAAAAATCAAAGGCAATAAGTGACATAAGTGGCTTTAAAGTCAATTATACTGATTTAAAAACCACCTACGATAACCTAAGAGTAGAGCCTAGTGAGTTTGATCCTAAACATCCTCAACTAACACCAGCCAAAAATGTCATAGATGCAACTGCATTATTCCAACCAAGACCAGACAATGACCCTGAGAATGTTAGTTTTGTTGTAGGATTTAATACTGATATTTTTGCAAGTAGAATTGAAAATTCACAAAAAGGTATAGGTATAAAAGGCACAGGTATTGTTGAGAGTTTACCAACATCTAGCTTTAACTTTGGTGCAGATGTAACAGGACAAGCTGGAACTGGTGCTTTAGGAACAATCTTAATTGATATATCAATAAATGAGACTGGTTGTGTAGGAACTGGTGCTATTGGTACTGTTATACTTACAGGTAAGAAAATTGTAACAGGTGTAGCTGGTGATGGTGAAACTGGAACTCTTAACTTTAAATCAAGTATTACAGAAGTAGGAGTTGCTGGAACTGGTGCAATTGGCACAGAGAGCATTAATGTAGGTGGTTGGGGTCAAGAGGGTTGGAATATATCAACGTGGGGTGATGGATAATGAATTATACTACATTAGTTTCTAACATACAGAATTTTTTAGAAGACGATAGCACAGAGCTAGTTGCTTCTATTCCAGATATTATATTGCAAGCAGAGAATATGATATTTCAAAGGTTACCTAGCTTGCCATGTTTTAGACAGACTTCATCGTCAACTCTAGTTGTAGGTACGTTTGACTATACAGTTGCAGATGCAAGAATGATTAGGCAAGTTTCTATTACTGATAGCAATAGTGATGTAATATTTTTAAATCATAGAATAGATAGTTATTTAAGAGATTACAGTCCAAACATAGGCACAAAATCAACACCAGAAATTTATGCAACAAAAAGTGCTGGAACTAGTGGAATTGTAATTACATTAGCACCAACACCAAGTGCAACATTAGCATTTAAAGTTGACTTTATTGCACCAGAAACAGGGCTGTCATCATCTAATGCTAATACTTGGATAGGGGATAATGCAGAAGCTGTTTTACTATCTGCATCACTTTATGAAAGTTCTTCTTTCCTTAAAGCCTCAGAGACGTTACAATTGTACAAAGCACAATTTGATGAAGCTATAGGATTGTTTCAACAAGAAATGGGAAGAAATTACTCAGCAGAATATAACGCAGGAATATAAGGAGAAAATAAATGTCAATAGCTCAAGCAATGTGTACCTCATTTAAATTGCAAATACTAAGTAATGATGAGCATGATTTTTTAGAAGATACAATTAAAATAGCACTTTTCACAAGTTCAGCAAGTTTAGGTGCAGCAACAACTGCATATGCAACAACTAATGAAATAAGTGGAGCTGGCTATACTGCTGGTGGTGAAACACTAACAAGTAAAGCAGCAGGAACAACTTCAACTACTGCTCATTTAGATTTTGCTAATCCTACATGGACAAGTGCTACTTTTACTGCAAATGGTGCATTAATATATAATGATACTAATTCAGATAAAGCTATAGCAGTTTTAGCATTTGGTGGAGATTTTACAGTTGCAGGTGGAACATTTGAGATAGTATTACCAGCAGCAGGGGCAAATGCAATCATAAGAATAGATTAGGAGCTAAATAAATGGCGAGTACTTTTGTAAACGACCTAAGACTAACTGAACTTGGCACTGGTGATGCTAGTGGAACATGGGGCAATACAACCAATGTTAGTTTGGAATTAATAGGTGAAGCACTTGGTTTTGGCACAGAAGGCATAACAACAAATGCTGATACTCATGCAAGCACAGTTGCAGATGGTGCTACTGACCAAGCTAGAGCCATGTATATCAGATATACTGGAACTTTAGATAGTGCTTGTACTATAACTATTGGTCCGAACACAATAAGTAGGATGCACTTTATAGAAAATGCTACGAGTGGAGCACAAAATATTATAATAAGTCAAGGGTCTGGAGCAAATGTAACAATACCTCCGGGAGATACAAAAGCAGTATACCTTGATGGTGCTGGAGGTGGTGCAGCAGTTGTAGATGCTTTTGCTTCTTTAAATGTTGTAGATTTAAAAGTCCAAGATGATTTAACAGTAACAGGTGACATAGACTTAGAAGGATCAATAGATGTAAATGGAACAACAAATCTTAATGTTGTTGATGTTGATGGTGCAGTTAACTTTGCAGCAGACGTAACTTTTGCAACTGGTGCAGATATAATCACAGCTTCAGCAGGTGATGATAATGTACGCATAGGTGTTAATGCAGGTAACTCTATTGCAAGTGGAGGTGATGATAATGTTGTAATTGGGAGAGATGCAGGAACTGCGATTACTACAGGTGATAAGAATGTGGCGATTGGATTTGAAGCACTTGCTACAGAAGATGCACATAGTGGTAATACAGCTATAGGTTATCGTGCCTTAAAAGTTCAAGATGGTGGAGCAGAAGTTGAAAATACAGCCATTGGTAAAGGTGCAGGTCAAGCTATAGATTTAGGCAGAGAAAATGTTTTAGTCGGAGCAAATGTTGGAGATGCTCTTACTCATGCAGATTTTAATGTGGCTATAGGAAATGGTGCTTTAGGAGCAGATATACAAGGTCATAAAAGTACAGCTATTGGTTATGCTGCTCTAAATGCACAAAGTTTTTCATCTTCTACAGATGCTAATAATACAGCAGTTGGGTATCTTGCAGGAGCAGCAGTAACAACAGGACAGGCTAATACTTTAATTGGAATGGTTGCTGGAGATGCTTTAACAGATGCTGACCACAACGTTGCAATTGGTGTAGGTGCATTATCATCAGATACATTAGGAAGCAGGTCTACTGCTATAGGTAAAAATTCTTTAGTCACACAAAACTTTACGAGTGCAACAGATACAAACAACACAGCAGTTGGATTTGAAGCAGGTAAAGGAATATCAACAGGAGTCCAAAATACGTTAATGGGTGCTTTAGCAGGTGATGCCCTAACTGATGCTGATTTCAATGTGGCGATTGGTAGTTCTGCATTAAGTGCTGATACTAAAGGTAATAAAGCGGTTGCAATAGGTCATTCAGCTTTAAGCACACAAAATCTAACATCATCTACAGACATTTATAATGTAGCTATTGGACACACAGCAGGAACAGCAATTACGACAGGTGGTAATAATACAATAATTGGTGGTCTTGCAGGTGTTACTATGACTTCTGCTGGTATATCTAATGTAATTCTTGGTTTTCAAGCAGGTAGTGTAGTAACAACTCCATCTAATACATTGATTGGAACTAGAGCAGGTGCTTTAATAACATCTGGTGAAAAGAACACTGTCTTAGGTCGCTTTGACGGCAATCAAGGTGGCACAGACATAAGAACAGCAAGTAATAACATTGTGTTATCAGATGGTGATGGTAATCCAAGACTTGTAATTAATATTGATGGTAGAGCGACTTTTAATAACACAGTTGACATACCGGGTATTATAGTTCAAGGTAGTATTGGGTCAGGTGGTATAGCTAGACAAACAACAGCTAGTGGTAACCATTCTTACATTGCTGATAAATTTAGAAACAATAGTGGTGGTGTAGTTGGAACTATTGAAGTAAGTAATTCTGCCACAGCTTACAACACTTCTTCAGATTACAGATTAAAAGAAAATGTTTCTTATAGTTTTGATGCAACTTCAAGACTGAAACAATTAAAGCCTGCTAGATTTAACTTTATAGTAGATGCAGATACTACAGTAGATGGATTTATTGCACATGAAGTTTCCTCAATAGTTCCAGAAGCTATTACTGGTGCTAAAGATGCTACAGAAAGTATGGCTAATGTTGTGCTTAATGCCGATGGTACAAGGCTAACAGATGATGTAACTCAAGAAAAATGGATACAAGGAAAGGCTGCTGAAACGTATGCAAGTGATACAACTTGGGTTGCTAGTCAAACTGTTCCAAAATATCAATCAATAGATCAAGCCAAGCTAGTACCATTACTCGTGAAAACCATACAAGAATTAGAAGCAAGAATAACAGCGTTAGAAGGAGAATAAAATGAGTAGAGAAGCAGACGTAATAGCACAAGCACACAAGGCTTGTTTAGATGGAGCAGATACAATTAATACTGTAATTGCAACCCATGCAAAAGGTAGTGATGCAGAAGATACAGACTATGGACATGACATGACACATGACGAAAAGAAGGCAAGAGTTGCTCGTAGTGTTGGATATCTCAAGTATCAGAAAGCATTAGATGATTGGGGTTCAGAGAGCTTTACAGTTATTGATAAAGCCATCAAAGATGCAGACACATTTACTGGATAGGAGATAAAATGACTGAAGAAAATAAAGAAAATGTTATTAACATTGATGGCAATTCATACAAAGAAGAAGATTTAG